GGCCGCAGGCGTGCCTGGGCGTGATTTGTACCCCCCTTACCGGTTGGATTGGATGTGGGATGGGGTACGTGTATGGGACTGTACATCATGCGGTCCAGTGGTGTACACTAGGGGTATCGGAAGGGCAGTGGAGCCCGACCGAATCCCCCTGAAATATCCCCTGATTGGAGAGATTGAAATGAGCAAGCGTGTGGTTGTGGCGATCGTGGTCGTGCTGGGCATCATGTGGGCTGGTGGTGCGTGTGGCAGTGGTGCGTCGAGCTCTGTGGTCGCGCCCGAGTCGGTCGCGTCGGTCTCGCCGGCCGTGGCATCGTCGCCGTCGGACGTAGACACGGGCACGGTGCCTGACGATGGTGTGATCCTCACGCCGTGCGATGAGGAGGACGGCGGTGATCCCGTGCCGGGCGTGGACGGTTGCTTCTGGGACGCGAGTGCGCAGGGCAATGGGCGCGGTAGTGATGTGATTGTGTGGTGGTCGCGCTGAGTGTGTGATGGGCCGGGGTCATCCGTGGTGGTGGCCCCGGTTCGTCGTGCGTGGTGGGCGTGCACGCGCGGTGTGTTGCGCATCACGCATATCAGGGCGGCCCACCACTGTACACCATGCGGTACAGGGGTGTACCATAGAGTCATCACACGGGGACAGGAAGTCCCCACTGAATCCCCCAAGGAGAACCACAATGAACACCAACGACGCGCTCACCACCACCGCCGCCCAGGTCGAGACCATCCTCACCCACCACTCAGTCACCTACACCACCACGGACAACCGCGGTAAGGAGGAGGACGACTACCGGATCACCGTCGGTGACGTCACCGCCTACCTCACCGCGTCGGACGACGGCGACGTGTGGGCCACCACCGACGAGAACCCGGCCGACGCCTACGACGGGCCAGCCAACGTCGATGAGATCGCGCTCCACCTGATGAACTACGCGGCCGAGGTTCCCGCTGTTGTCGCCGTCATCGCCGCCGTTATGAACGAGACCGCGGGCGACGCCAACGTCTCCTACTGGGATGGGTACTGGGAGGTTGAGGACTCTCACACGACGATTGAGGTCGACACGGCCGGCGATTGGGACGTGACTCAGTCCGACGTCGACGGGATCGAATGGAGCGGCTACGAAGGCCGGGACGTGGCCGCCGTCTTCCGGGCCGGCGCGTTGGCCTACGGGCAGCCGCTCGACGCGATCACCACCGTCATCATGGGCGGGGACTACGAGATGGCCGATTGGTGGTCAATCGTTGACGGGCTCACCGACCTTCAGGCCACCGACGGGGACGCGGGCACGCGCGTCTACAACCACTGGGGTAGCGGTCACCCCGGCGTCCTGGTCACCGAGGAGCACGACGACACGGAGTCTCGGTGGATTATCACTGACCTCGACACGGTGACGACGTCGGTGGAGCACAGCGCTCAGGACGCCGCCGCGGTCGTGATCTACACGCTGGCGTGAGCCAGTAGCCCCGATGGTCGCACGGCCGGTCCGACTCCGGCCGGGGGCACGAACACCAACCCAACCCCCTGGAAGGAACCATCATGAGTGCCGTCGACGATATGCGGGACTGGATCAAGGCGCGTTTCCCCGACGCCGCGGTCCGCACCATTCACCGCAGCGACTATGAGGCCGTCACCATTGGGAGCGTCGCCCTGGTCGTCGCGGGCGACCTGTACGCGATTGGCCGCGTGGGACGCGCGATCACGCCTTTCTTCCGCCTTGACATGACTCACGGTGCGACGCTCGAGCTCATTGGGTGTGCGCTTGCCGACACGAGTGTCCCCGTCGGTGCCCGTCTTCGTCGGCTGGTGAATGCTGATGTCACCGAGGATGGCGACGGCTACCGGGTGACGGCCGGAGGCGAGCACGTTGCCGACATTCGTTTCCGGGCGCCCGGCGCGCCTTTCACCGTCGTCACCGGCGACGACGTCGAGGAGCACGGCTACATGAGCTCCGCCCTGTACGCGGTGGCCGAGCACGTGGCCGGAACCGCCTAGCCCGGCCGTGCCCGGCGTACCGCTTTGGGTACGCCGGGCACAATGGGTGGCGGGCATCACTCAAACAACTATGGCCTACCGCTGTACATACACCGGTACAGCGGTATACACTTAAGACATCGGGAGGGCAGGGAAGCCCACCCACCAATCCCCCAAGGAGAACCTGAAATGACCACCAACACCATTGACGGCTACAAGATTCGCACCAATTTCGCGGGCGATGCGTCGATCCTCGACGAGTACGGCGAGACCATTGCCACGCTCGAGCGCAGCGAGGGCGGGATGGTCCCCAACGCCGGATGGTGGTTCGCCCTGCGCTACCCGTCGCACGCTCACATGATGGCCCACCAGGATGACCGTTGGTCCTACGCCGCCGCGTGGGGACGCACGCGACGGGAGTGCGCTGAAGCTTTCCTCAGTGGGGACTGAACCCCGCTTCCCGCCCGGATGGTCGCAGCGGGGGTTCAACTCCCCCGCCGGGCACGACTTCCCCCTACCCCCTGGAAGGACTACAACCATGAGCACCATTGCGGAGCGCGTCGCCGCCGCCCTTACTGCCGAGACGGGCGAAGCGGTCACCAGTACTGACGTCACCCGTTCCCCGTTCAGCGGATACTGGACCGGGCAGGCAGGCGGAGTCACCGTGTTTGCGGAGCGCGGGCGCGCCCACATCTTCCTTGGCGATAGATTCTTCGTCTACGACAACATGACGATGTCCACCGGCGTCGAGGCCATCCGGGGCGCTATCCGGGCCGCACGGGAAGACCGCGCTGTAGCGGAGGACTTGTGCGGCTGGCTCGAGTACGCCGGCTGGAAGCGCGTGACCGCCACCAAGGATTGGGGACGGTGGCGTGTCACGGCAGTCTCAGGGCGAGATGACGGCTACACGGTGCGCGCAACAGTCGTGGGTGGTTTCGTCTCTCTGCTGCCGTCAGAGAACAGCGCCGCGGTTCGGGAGAGCGTGCTCAAGATTCTCGAGCGGAACAACGTCCCCGTCATCCGCTGACCAATGCCCGGCGCTCCACTACGGCGCGCCGGGCACCACCATAGGAAGGAACGATCATGACAGATTTCGACGTTGACGCGGCGGGCGATGACACGGCGCGGGCGCTTGCCGCGGCGTGGGCGCTTGCCGCCGCGCACGGGCGTATCCGTGCCCGGCACTGGTCGGCAGAGGACGAGGAGCTCTCGCTAGACGCGGCCACGCAGTTCGTGGCCGGCCGGCTGGGACTGGAGGAAGCGGCGGCGACGGTGCGTGAGAGCAAGGCGGCGCTTGCCGCGGCGCGGGCCGAGCTCCGTGGCGCGGCGGTCGCCGCGGTGGAGTGCGGCGTGCCGAAGCGGAAAGTGGCGCGCGACGCTGGCGTTTCCCGAATGTCGCTGGACGATTGGCTGACACCCCGTGAGGAGTGATGCACGCCACCCAATATGTGGTGGTCTACCGCTGTACACCAGATAGTACGGCGGTGTACACTTAAGTCATCGCGAGGGGCAAGGAAGTCCCCGCCAATCCCCCAAGGAGAACCCAATGAGCATCACCGACCGCACCTACACCACCTTTGACGAAGCCGTTGAGCGCGAGATTCGCGAAGCGCTCTACACGAGCGAAGACCTCACCGGCCCTATCGAAGAGGCATTCGACATTGACGCCATCGCTGAGGAGACCATCGTCCAGTGCGTCACCGAGCAGGGGAGAGTCTACTTCGCCCCCGCCCCTGGTTTCGGTGAGGACGGCTACCTGGAGCCCGATGAGTTTTGGGAGATTGTCGAGCGTCACACCCGCTGAACCCCGCTTCCCGCCCGGATGGTCGCAGCGGGGGTTCAACTCCCCCGCCGGGCACGACTTCCCCCTACCCCCTGGAAGGACTACAACCATGAGCACTGCCACTGCCCCCTGCCTCACCGTCGCTGACTTCCTCGACGCCGTCGCCCGCATCATGGTCTACGGGCACGGCCACGACATTGTCACGGTCTACGACAACTACCTCACGTTTGAGGGCTACATCCTCGACGTCGAGTTCTGGGGTCACCCGTCAGTGTCGACGCCTGCCCCCGTGCTGTGGAGCGTTCGTCCCGAGGATGACGATGAGCACGAGCTCGAGTTCAGGGGTGAGCCCGGCGCTTCCCCGGATGACGCGGCGGCGATGCTGGAGTTCGCGCTTGCCACGCTGTACTAGACCAACGTCAGCCGCTTCCCCCGCCGCCCTCCGGTATAATTGGGCGCCCCAATAACCCGTGAATCCCCTACCCCTAAGGAAACCCCTATGAACACCTACACGTTCACCCGTGAGAACACTCCCGACCGTCGGTCAGTGGCCGGGCGTATGTGCGCCGCCATCCGTGAGGTCACCGGCGACGACGACGGCCCCGTGACCATCGTCTCCACTTCCGACGGCTGGGAGTGGATCGACGGTGACCGGACTCTCATCGTCAGCGGCGGTGAGGCGCACTGCCGGGAAATTGTGCGCCACGGTCACCTCACGATGATCGCCGGGCTGGGCGCCCGTGACCTCGACGGCGGCGTCAAGTCGACTTCCCGGTACGCGATCACGGAAGTGCTCTGCCACGTTCGCCGGCAGGGGCAGGCGATGCGTCGCGTGCTGACCGCCTTGCTGGACGCTGGCTTCCAGTTGGATGAGGACGCGGTCACACCGGGCCGCGTGCCCGTGACCTGGGATGGTGTACCGGCGGCGACGGTCGACGTGCGTCGGGCGACGACGACGATTCGGGGTGGGCTGGCTGGCGAAGCTCGGGACGCGCTTGCCCGCGCCGGGCTGCTTGGGGGCAAGGTGTCTTCGATGATTCACCGGCTGTATGCGTGACCTGGAAGCGGGCAGTGGGCGTGAGCCCCTGCCTGCTTCCCCCGCTTCCCCCGCT